AGTTCCAAAAGAACCTATAGTTGGTTGAGTAGATTCTACTTTACTAATTCCTAGTTGTGCAGCATCTGAAGTCATAGCTGCTCTAGCTTCTGGAGTAGTAGAAGTGTACTCTGGTCTACTAATTACACCACTTTTAACTGATGCATCAAATGCTTTAAATGGACTGCCTAAAGGTTTTTTATCTGTGAATATACCTGGCCCTCTTTTTTCAGCAGCTTTAACACCAACTCCACCTCTCATAATAGCATCTTGATAAGGAGTTGCACCAGACATTTGATCCATACTACCACCAGTATCTCCAAGCATAGGTGGTTTTTGTAAGTCTGCTAATTGTTCGGCATA